AGAAGGCCGTGACTGGATAGGCGACGAGACCTCTGACGTGTCTTTGCCAGACATGATGATCCATTCTCTTAAGATGCAGGATACGCTTCATAACGCGGTAATGTCTCAACGCCCTGCAATTGGATCTAAGTCTATTAAAAAGGACGACAAGGATAAACAAGAAAAGATAGACAGTCTTTTGGATTTTCAGTTTTTCGTTGAACAACCCGGCGAAAAGACTTTAGAAGAAATCACCGAAGCTTTTGTAAATGACGGTGTTTATACGTTATTCATCCCCTGGATTAAGGAAAAGAAAAAGGTCACAGAGGTTAGAATCCACCCTCCTATCCCTCCTGACGTTGAAATAGAAATATACTTTGTCAGTATTTTAGAAATTGAATTTAAAGACGTTCAATTTAAAACCAAGAACGGATGGGATTATCGATCGGACAATTTAGAAGTCTCTTTTTACACCAAAGACGATCAAAGAGTCGAAATGGTCACTAAAAAGTCCACGGTGGTTTTTGATGGGCCTAAACCTATTGTTAAAGATTACTCAGACGTTTTATATCCTGCGAGTGCTGCGAACCTTCAAGCCCCTGGGCCTTCAAACCCGAACGGGGCTGCGCATGTTTTGTTACTTGACTACCCGACCATCGATGAAATTAAAAAGTTAAAGAAGTCAGGTTTTTACGACCTGGTTACAAAGGAAGACATTGAAAAGATAGAAGTCGCCGTGATGGACGAAAGCTATCAGGACGACAAGAAACAGAAAAACGACTTCCAAGGTAAAACAAAAAACAAATCTTCTGAAAAATCCCACGAATCTCTGACACGAATCACATGTTTTGACATGTATGACATTGATGGAGACGGTTTGAATGAGGACGTGATTTGGTGGATGATTCTTGAAACCAAGACCTTGTTGAAAGCCAAGCACATGACCGAGATGTACCCGGCCAACCCTCCGAGGAGACCGTTAGCAGAAGGGACTTTTTTACCTGTTTCTGGCCGAAGGGATGGGATTTCGATGTTGGAGATGATCGAAGGTGTTCACGACTTTAACAAACAAAACCTCGACATGATGATGGATGCCGGAACATTAGCGAATGCCCCGTTCTTCTTCTACAGACCCTCTTCAAGCGTTAAACAAGAGGTTATGAGACTCTGGGCAGGAGAGGGGTATCCGCTTTCAGATCCCCAAAATGACGTTGTCTTCCCTAATATTGGAAACCAGTCTCAATCTTTTGGGATCAACATGTACACCCTTGGCGAGCAGTTAACGGAAAAACTCACAGTCCAAGGTGAGATTAACTTTGGACGCGTTCCACAAGGCAAGTCTTCAGCTTTGAGAACCGCTAAAGGCGCACAGAGCATAATAAGCCAATCTGAATCACGACCCGAGAGGATTCTAAGACGGTTCTTCTCTGGGCTCGCAGAAGCCTTTGCCCAAATGCATGAATTAAACAAGTTCTTTTTACCTGAGAACAAGAAATTCAGAATCATGGGCTATGATGTGGATAACGACCCGTATCAAGAAATTACAGACCGGTCAGAAATTGAAGGACGGTTTCAATTTACGTTCTCTGCGAACATTCTAAATACCTCAAAAGCAGCCCTTCAAGAAGGGCTTTCTCAATTACTGGGACTTTATTTAAACCCCCTCCCGATGCAGATGGGTTTAGTAACCCCTGAGAATGCTTACCGGCTCTTAAGAGACGCGGGTAAGTCGTTTGGCCAAGACCCAGAGAATAAATACATCACGCCCCCTACTGAAACAGCAAACAAACCCATGATTCTCGCAGAAGAAGCTTTAACCATGATTATGGACGGCGTCATGCCTTCTGGTGAACCAGAGGAAGGTGCACAACAACATCTTCAGAAACTGCAACAATTTATCCATGAAGAACAACAGCGTGCTCAAACAATAGATGAAGAAGGCCAAGAAGGAGGTTATCTTGAACCAAACGAGATGCAAATACTTGAACAGTGGTTTGCTAACATCTCTCAAAGGGCACAGGAGGAGCAAAAACAACAACAGCTACTTCAAGCGGCACAACAATTCCAAGCTCCACAAGGACAAGGGCAGGGAGGACAGCTTCCGGGGAATCCTCAGATCAGTGAGAACGAATCCTTGAGAGAGGATCTACAATGAGAGCCACCCAGGAAGATTGGCGAAAGCTAAACGACAAGAAAGACAAGCCTAGCCCAGAAAGAGACTTAAAGTTCAACGTCCGTGCAGCGGTTTCGGCAGAGAATTTAACCGGAACGGAGGAATGGGACTTATTTTTAAGTTATCTTCAAAAGATCTTGGAATCTTCAAAAGAGCAAGAAAATCAGTTTGAAGGCAGACTCATGTCACCTGAACTGTTCGATCCAGAAAAGATGTCTTATTACAAATCTCAAGTCTTAAAATTCAAAGAACGAACTGAAGTGCTGGAATTTGTAATGGGATTCCCAAAACAGATCATGGATGCAGGAGAAGTGTCTAAAAAGTATTTAAAGAAATACCTTTAAGAACCTTAAAGGTTGACAATAAAGACTTATAAGGTTGCAAGTAGGAGCTTCGGCTCCTTTTTTAATGGCTGACAATTTAAGTGAACAGCCACACTTTGACAACGCGAAATAGGCGCGGAGGTAATATGAAAGACGAGATAGTAGATCCAGAAGTAACCCCAGAAGTAGACCCACTCGAAGAACCCAACGTAGCAAAGGCCTTTTCAGCCCGATTAAATAAGGAAACTGAGAAGTTTAAAGCCGAAACTGCAAAACTTCAAAATGAACTTCAACAAGAACGAGAAAGCCGAATCCGATCAGAGGAAAGGGCGAATGTTCAAACTAAGGCTTACACCCGGACAGAGTTATTAAACCTCGTAGATATGGGAGAAATGACTCAAATCCAGGCCGACCAACTATTGGAAGACGGCCTACGTAAGACAATAACGGATGACGTTCTCGCAATAGTTGATACTCATACCGTGGGTAATCGTGTTTCAAATGAAATCGACAAATACATTGATTTAGAGCCCGATATAAAGATAAAGGGATCTGAAAAATGGAACAAAGTCGCTGCGGAATACAATTATCTAGTCACCAATGGTTCCCCAGATAGCCTCCCAACTCAGCTTTCTGCATTGAGAACTGTTATGGGAACGATAGAGAATATGAAGAAAAAATCCCAAATCGAGGTTGAAACACACCAGGAAACAGGTGGTGGATCGAAACCTGACAAGAAATCTGAAAAAGGTGCTTTGAAATCCTTGACTGCAAGACAGAGGGATTATTACACCGATAAAATTCGGATCGGTCTTTACAAAGACTGGGATGATGTTGAAAAAGAAGTGAACTGGAAACGTGGTTAAGTTTTATGGTTGAGATTTTAATTCGTAAAAAATATACGGCATTAGACCATGCAGAACGAGTCAAAGCACAAGGCAGAAGACTTGGGAAGCCAATAGGTAGCCATATTATTGATCTCGTCGATCTTAAAAAAGCCATTGTTTTATGTCCAAATTGTCAATTTGGGTTCAATCCAAAATTTCATAAGTACCATAAATGGACAAAAACAACCTTTATTATGGGTGAATGTGATGCCTGCAAACAGTATGCAAATCAGGCCTTTATGTTCATCCCAGACAATCAATATTAGGAGATTATTATGGACTATGCATTTAGTCTGAACGGGAATAGTACCGCGCGCATGCAAAGATATGCCGTTGGCGCTACGACTGTTGCAGGTGTCCCAATGACTGCCCCCACTGACGGGGAAACAGGTCTCGCCCAACCCACGACAACGACCGCTACAGGTATGGTCGGGGTATCGATTGACGGGGCCACCTACAGCACGACACAGTCTTCCGATGGCAGTGACATTGAAGCCAATGTAACTGTTGTTGTAAGCCCTGATGCTGTTTTCAAGGTCAAGATGGCCGGCGGAGCAACAGAAGACACTGTTCTCGCGTTGCAGGCTGTAACAACGGCATCGACTGACGGCCTTGCTGTGACAACGGCGGCCGAATGGAGCAACCCTACGTATGACCAAGGTCATGTCTGGGGATTCGATGGCTCAAACGTCGGTTTGAAGAGAATGATCACAAGTGTTAGTTCTACGGCAGGAACGGTTGTTGTTCCTTTCCATGACACGGTTGTAGGTGATAATTTCCTTCGCTGCCCTTACGCCCCCGGAGCTACAACGACCATGCAATTAACGGCCGCCTTTACACAGGCGAACGCCATTATTGCGGTAGGAACCGGGGCACCTTTCACGTGCGTAAAACTCGATTTACGGGATTCTTCAGATTCGGGACAGACAAACAGTTTTGTCTATGTCGTCGCTGGCGATCACCTGTATAACCTGCCTACTTAAGGAGTAACTTATGCCAGTACCACATACTTCGGAAAACTTTGGCGACCTCCTTGACCCAAGGTTCCAAAAAATATTCCATGATATATATGACAATCTTCCTGATATGATCGGGAAACTGTACAGCATGGCCCCCAATAACGGTCGTAATAACATGACCTGGTCACAAGTCGGCACCATAGAGGACTTTAAAGAGTTCACGGGAAGTGTTGATTATGGATCACAGTCTCAAGGCTACGATACGACCACAACCCCTGTAGAGTGGACAAACGGTATCCAGGTTGAACGAAAGTTATTTGATGATGATCAGTTCAACATTATGGATCAGAAACCCAGAGCTCTCGCGAACTCTGCTTTCAGGACACGACAAAAACACGCCGCAAGAATGTTAAACAACGGGTTTTCTGTGGATAACTTCTTCTACAATAACTCTGAAAGCGTAGCGCTGTTTTCAAATTCCCACACAACGACCTCCGGCGCTTCGGTTGCCAGCGGGTTCGATAATCTTATCACCAGCCCTTTGACAGCGACTGCTGTTGCGAGTGCCAGGATACAGATGGTCGGATTTCGTGGCGATCAGGCCGAGCGTATTTCGGTTATGCCGGATGAGCTTTGGTACCCGCCCGACTTGTATGAGCAGGCTCAGGAGATCATAGAGTCTACCGGGAAGGTCAATACCTCAGAGAACAATATAAACATCCATAAAGGCCGCTACGAAGGTATTGAGTGGAACTATATGACAGACGCCAATAACTGGATTATGGCAGACAGTAGTTTGAGGAAAATGATGCTTCACTGGTTAGATCGTGTTTCGATTGAATTCGCCATGATCGAGGACTTCGATACGATCCTTGCGAAGTGGAGAGGGTATACACGGTATTCCAACGCCCACACCGACTGGAGGTGGGGCCTTGGAGCTTCTGTCAGTTAACAGATAAGCCCCTTCGGGGGCTTTTTTGGAGGAATCATGCCAAATAAACGATTTAATAATATGCAAACGGACAAGAAAGGCCCAGTGACAGGTAAGAAGGGTTCAGCGGCTCCAATGCCGATGGGTTCTCCGAACTGGCCCGGATTGCCTGGCAAAAGCCAGTCGAAAGACCGTTCCAATGGTGTCACTAAATTAAAAGGATCGGTTAAACAAATCGGTCTCTAGGAGTTAATCATGTCTAGTAATTTTCCAAATGGTTTCAATGGCATCACCATACGTGGAATGTCGATTACACAACTTCATCCAGGTGAGGTTTTTTACGTCAACAACTCAAGCGTAGCGGGACTCGGCGGGGTAACCGGATCGGACAGCGGCGGTGCTTCTGGTACGTATCAGAACCCCTTCGCTACGGCAGACTACGCTGTAAGTCGGTGT